TGTTTAAAGATCATAGGGGTACAATGAACCATTTTAATGATACCGGTAATAAAATTGTGTATAATGAAATATCTAAGAAGATACAGGAAATAATAAAATGAAAAAGATAATGTTGATTGCCGGAGGTAGCGATCCAGCAGGTTCTGAAATAGACGGCAGTGAGGACAGCGCTTACAATAGAGAACACGCATTTGGTAATCTACTAGCAAGTAAGCTAGGCTACGAGTCTGTTAACATTTGCCAAAACGGATCTACCAACACTACAATATCCAGAAGTGTTCTAGAATGGTTCTATGAAAATTATGACCCTAGTACAATGGAGGTGTTTGTTCTAGTAGGATGGAGTGAAAGCGCAAGGATGGAAGTACCTGTTGATTGGCCTACGCCCTACAAAGATTCTAACCCATCAGTTGATTGGTATTCAGAATCGTGTAAAGATTACCTGCGTGTCAACATGGGATGGAAGGGTAGTTTGGAAAGAGAAATCCCTATCATTGCTTATCATCAAGAGTTTATTGCTAGAAACACAACTTATTTGGAAATTGTCAGTGCTAATGCAGTACTACAGTTAGAATACTTTTTAAAGATGCATGGTTGTAGTTATCTAATGTGTAACACACTTCATATGTTCACCCCCGGAGGTCACATTGATTTCTACTTAGATAAGATTGATACTACTAGGTATATTAACTACAACAACAACGATGAATGTTTCTATTGGAAGTATAGAAATGCAGGCCATACTAATCCTAAAGCTAAGTACTGGCATCACGGAGAAGAACCACATAGGTTATATGCTGACCTACTCCACAAGTTTATCGAAGAAAATAACATCAAATATTGAACATGAAAGTAGTGTTAGTAACTGGGGGATTTGATCCTCTACACAGCGGACATATTGCTTATTTTAAAGCAGCCAAAGCATTGGGCAATTTATTAGTAGTTGGCCTAAACAGTGATGCTTGGTTAGAGCGTAAGAAAGGCAGAGCATTTATGCCTTTGTCGGAACGATTCTCAGTAGTCAGTGCCTTGAAGGTTGTGGATGCTGTGTTAACATACAATGACGACGACGGCTCTAGTTGTGATGCTATTCGTTTAGCTAAACAACGTTGGCAAAATGCTGAAATTATATTTGCCAATGGTGGCGACCGAACTAAAGATAACATACCTGAGATGTCAGAGACCGATGTTACATTTAAGTTTGGTGTAGGCGGAGAAAATAAATTAAACTCTAGCAGTTGGATATTAGAGGAATGGAGTGCTCCTAAGACTGTACGTCCTTGGGGATACTACCGTGTACTATACAGCCCTAATAAGAACATTAAAGTCAAAGAACTTACTGTAGATCCTGGCCAGCGACTGAGCATGCAACGCCACGAACACAGAGCAGAGTTTTGGTTTGTCACAGAAGGCACTGCTACAATCAAATGGGATGAACACGGACATACAACAACTAAGGTATATCAAACAGAAAAGATATATCGAAACGAATGGCATCAACTTGTCAACGAAACAAATCAACCTTTGAAGATTGTGGAAATACAATACGGAGACAGATGCGATGAGTCAGACATTGAACGTAGATAAAGATGCTTTCAGCAGTGGTCAAATAGGCAGTAAGATTTGGCTATGTGAAGAACTTGAAAAACTATTTGACAGCATAGATCACATTGCTATCTATGGTGGATGGTATGGAGTTACTGCCTTTTTGTTAAACAGTCGCGGCAATCTTGGCATAGGTAAGATACGTAGCTACGACGTTGATCCTGCCTGCGAACGTGTTGCTGATATGATCAACGAGAACTGGGTTATACAGGATTGGAAGTTTAAAGCAATAACACAGGACTGTAATGACGTAGATAGTCAAGGTGCCGATCTTGTTATCAATACAAGCACAGAACATTTTGAAAGCATGGATTGGTGGACTGCTATACCAGCAGGTACTGCAATAGCAGTACAGGGCAACAACATGATACACGACGATCACCATATACATAGCACCTCCTTAAAAGAATTTATAGCACAATTTCCAGTGACTGAAAAGTTATATGCAGGTGAGAAACAGTTTGTTTATCCTACCTGGCGATTTACCAGATTTATGTTAATAGGTGTTAAATGAAAGAGTTAATTGTTATATCATCTTCTAAGATTCCCAGAGAATTAATAAATTGGTCTAGTAATGCTATCGCTGTAAACACTACTCCTGAAGACAGCTTATTCACAGATATAACTAAATGTGGATTAGAAATAGAACATCGATTGCTAGATAGGAATAAAACTCTATTGTGGACCAAGGACACACCTTATGATATTGGTGCCATTGTTTGGGATAACAATGTATCATTGTTAGAATCTACAATTAAGCATTGGAGTGAAAAAGGTATTCGAGGAGACGAGCTAATATTTCCAACGTTACATATGGACACACCTAGATCTTGGGTTATAGGCCATCCTAGAGCTCTTATCAAGTGGGCAAGTTGTGTTACACATATAGAGCACATAGATCATCAAGTATTTCCTCAACACTCAGATCATCCCGAAAGTAGACCCACATCGAGACTAATTTGGATTGCACACAGAATTGGATTAAAAGTATATGGAGCAAAGTAAAAACGCGGTAATAGTACGAGGCCAAGCACGAACATGGCCCTACATTGCTAACAGTAATATTGAAGCATTTAATAAATTTCTAGACAATCCCGATTGGTATGTGGTAATGTCTAAAACTACCACTGTCTCTGAAGAAGAGGTTAGGCAAGCATTTGTGGGATCTAATTTAGTTTCTTTAGAATTTGTAGATGACAAGGACTATGTTTTATATGGAGATGTTCGTTCGGGACTGTATTGGAAACGTTATCCTACAGCATATTGGAGACAGGCTTGGTTTGAATACCTAGCAAATTTAGCCAAACGTAGACATGAACTTGCCACAGGTGTTAAGTATAAACACATCGCATGTATTAGGCCCGACACTTGGTTTTTCTATGAAGAATCAATCCGCAATAATTATATTGGTTTAGATCCATATTCTTTAATAGGAACTCATTCAGAAATTTATAACGGAGATCTAGTAGGGGCAGACTTTACATGGGTTGCCGGTGCTGTTGCTCATAATGTAATGTCTATGAGATATCTAGATACTTATTACACTGATGAAATGATAGAACAACAGCTCAGTCATCCTGGAGATCTACAACTCCTACAATATTATCTAGTAAGAAACTGTATACGCTCAGACCCCAGGAAACATTCGCTGGCCCAAATTATGGTACGTCCGAGCATGATTCCAAATTTACCACTGGATATGAAACGGACAAGCTCTACTGGATTCTTTAAAGAGGATGTAGAAACATGGCATGCTATGACTGTACAGCAACAGGTTGATATGTGCCGAGAATATAAGATTGATCCACAGGATTACTTCTTACTTGACGATCATTTTACCAAAACGGCTTGACTTTTACCTCTTTCTGCGCTATACTAGTGTTTCGTTGATAACTAAACTTACCGCTAACGAAGAAGGAGGTCTATATGACTGAAATTACGCTAGATCGGGATGAGGCAACAGAGCCAAAAACTACAGAATCGCTGGCCAAAGCGATCAGCATCGCACTAATGATGATAGGTTTTGTGTTAGCCTTAAGCCTACTTAATTGGACAGTCTCGAGCAAGTTGTCCAAACTAGAAAAAGTAGAAAATTCCCAAATTACAGCAGAAATGCGAGAACGACAATTAGGTTGTCTTGCTAAAAACATTTACCACGAAGCAGGTGGCGAGCCTTTTGAAGGCAAGGTAGCAGTTGCTCAGGTAACTTTAAACAGAGCCAATAGTAGCCAATTCCCTGGAGATATCTGTAAAGTAGTCTATCAGAAAAACATTGTCTATGAAAAAGTACTTTGTCAATTTAGTTGGGTATGTGATAGAGACACAGCCTTTAAACCTAAAAATGCTGCCGCTTATCGTGAGAGCATGGAAGTAGCTAAAAAAGTTCTATTAGAAGGGTTTGAATTACCCGGACTCAAAGATGCCATGTACTTTCATGGTGATTACATTAACCCTGGTTGGAAGCGACAGCAAGTTGCTAAAATCGGTCGTCATATCTTTTACAAATAAGGAATTAATATGTTCTTTTTCAATACAATTAAACAGATACCCTCAATTGCTTATAAATTTGCCAAAGATCACGCAGGATGGATCAGTAGCCACACATTAGGTTGGTTAACTATTGTACTCCTACACTTTGCCGCCGTGCCCACATTACTGGCAGTATTACTAGCTCAGAATGATAGATTACCGCCCGTAGACCTTATGTTGTTTATCTGGGCCGCATTAACTACACTGTTCTTTAAGAGCTTGATTGAGCGAAACTTCTTGTATGTTTCTACTATCTGCGTGGGTTTCATTGGTCAAGTAGTTTTGATGGGAATGATTCTATTCAAATAAATAAGTGAATGCGAATCACAGAATTATTAAGAGAAGACGACGAAGCTGGCGAAGTACGGGGTACTGGTCAGCTAATCCCTTTCCCACAGGGTACAACAATGGTAGATGTCAGTGATGTCTACGATTGGTACAAACTGGGCATGGTTATCAGCGATCTAGACGATGCCGATCCTAATACATTCGGAAAAGGTGCTCCGCATACAGTTATAGCATTTGGCAGCGAAGAAGAAGAACATAAAATGTTACCGTTGTTAAAAAGACTAGGTCTAAGTCTACACGATATCGATCGTCCTGAAGATGTAAAGAAAGCACACCTGGCTAAGAGTGTCATCGCTAGGATGGAGGAAAACTTTGCCGATGGACGCAATCCACAAGACAAAGGCGATAGCAAGCGTCACAGTATTAATACCAAAGCCAGTGTAAGTAGTCTAAGAAAGACTGCCAAGCAAGGTGGACGTAAAGGTCAACTAGCACATTGGTTAGCTAATATGAAAGCAGGAAGGGCTAAGAAAAAATGAGAGCAACTGAATTTATTATTGAAGGCGTAGCAGGTCCAAAGAACTGCTGGCCCGGATACAGGAAAACTGGCACACAGCCCGGTACTGGTAAGAATAAAGGCAAGCGTGTAAACGACTGCGAAAAAATCAAAGAAGAATTGACCTTAGATGAGCAATTTGATCTTATTGAAGAAATGGTTGATCAATTAGCAGAAGAACACGGTGTTGATGCTGATGTTATTTGGGAAGACTTTGACACTGTAGATGACACAGAATTATTAGAAACTGCCGCATGGCGCCGTAGTGCTGGCAAAAGTAAAAAGGGCGGACTCAACGCCAAAGGTGTTGCTAGTTATCGCAGAGAGAATCCAGGTAGCAAACTACAAATGGCAGTGACTACTAAACCTAGCAAACTAAAACCTGGTAGTAAGGCAGCTAAACGTCGCAAGAGTTTCTGTGCTAGAATGGGCGGTGTTAAAGGCCCAATGAAGAAGCCAAATGGTAAGCCTACACGCAAGGCGTTAGCTCTACGTAAATGGAACTGCTAAGAATGAAAATTACAGACCTTTTAGAAAAGAAATTAGCCGCACCTACACAGAGTCAATGCTCCATAGGTCATGCTCGTTTAAGTAATGTGCGTTATTCACAATGCGTAAGCCGCGGTATGTTAAAACACGATACTGGTCACACAGACGGCACAGGCAAGCAAGGTGTCAAAGGTAGTGGAGTTAAGCTAAAAGGCCGAAAAGCTAAGAGCGAACTACACGGCGGCCCAGTTAAAGATTACGACGGCAAATAATTAATCTAACAATAGTAAATTCATTACAGGATTATCTAAAATATTATTCTGTAATTTTGTCACTAGAGCTTTTCCAAAATTCCTTTTACGTCCAAAGTAGATATTTTCTAAGAACCCGTCTAGGGTTATATCAGTCCTGTCCTGGAATTCAAATTTATATTCAAGAGGTTTATTTAACTCTCCCTCGTTTTGGATATAACCTAAGAAGTCATAGTTAAATTGTTTGATTTGGGGAAAGAGGTGTATATCGTCATAGTCAATTATATAGTTCTGTTGAAACTCTAATAGCTCATTTAATAAATCATTATCTACAAGATTTAATTCTTTGGCAAATGATTCTATCAGATTAAAGACATGCTGATATTTTTTAAACTTAATGATATTTAAAGTTGTTCTATGTACTAGATTCCAACCGTGTACTTCGACGTTGCCGATTCTAGGATGATTAATCCTACCGTCAGTCATCCAGTTTGTATAGTACAGTTCTAATTCCTTTTGTTCCTGTAAGAACCAAGGATCTTTTTGTAAAAATTCATAGAATTTGTCATAGAATTCAGCATAATCTAGTCCAACATATTTGTTTAAGAATCTAGCAAGGTATGTGGTCATTCCGTTGATATGGAATGTTTGAATAAACCAATTGAATATCAAGCTGTCCATCATTTCATCTTTGGACATACTTGCTGTAGAAGTTACTACCTCAACACTTTCTTCTATTTCATCAAAAGCATAACTACCGCTCATATAATCGTAGACAGGAACACTGGTCATCTTGTACATACGACGTTGAAGCAAATTCATTTCAGCGTTTTCTAATAGCTGTGCCTGTAGTAGGTTAATGCCTGTGTGATTGCCAGCTCTGATGATTTTAAAGATACCATCTTTCCAACTGGCTTTAGTTTCTCCAGGAAGACCTAGAATAAGTTCAGTATAGATAGGCACATTGTTTTTATCACAGAGCGCAAAAATTGTATCTAATTTGTGTTGATCTAGATTTCGACGTTTGATATTTTCCAGTACGTCTAATTCCATGCTTTGTACACTGACAGTTAATCCTTGGTTGTACTTGGGACTTTTAATCAATTTAAACACAATATCAAATACTTCTGGCTTTTGATCCTTGGCCCAAGCCATGCTAAAACTATTAGGACATCCGTATTTGTCTTGAACTTCTAGTAATTTGTCGGCAATGAGATTATCTCGTTCTACAAATATGCCAAAGTTAGCATCGGTGATTGTAACAAATCCGCAACCATTGCGACCAATCCATTCCATTTCATCAAACACACGTTCTAGGTTAAACTTCTTAACCTTGTTGTATGTTAAGCTACCCCAGTCACAGAATGTACAGGCATAAGGGCAACCACGATTAGTTTCTAATGTGGCATTCCATTCTACTCCAGTGGTCTCGGCCATGATTTTATCAAATACACCTGTGAGGTACGGACTGGGAATATCATCTAGTTCTGAAATGCGTTCGCCTTGCCCTGTGTCAATAGCTGAACCATTACGGTTTATTAGTAAGCCTTTTATTTCTTCATCGGGAGTATTGTCTTTTAAACTTTCTAACAGAGATTTAAAGATTTTCTCCCCTTCACTTTTAACTACATAATCAATGAAAGGAAGTTTTTTAAAGATCTTGCGGTCTTCAATTGGAACTTCGGGTCCACCGAACACAATAACACAACTGGGATTTATTTCTTTAATCTTACGTGCTAATTCATAGTTGTAATTTTTGTTCCATACATAGGTACTAAAAGCAACTATGTCATCATTGGCAATTTTAGATAATATTTGATCTAAAGGGTCTCTTCTCCAAATGATATGATTTAATTCATAGGTATTCTTTAAGTGCTCAAACTTTTGAATATACGACCATAGCACTCCTGCGCTATAGGGAAGATAATAAGCATTGAATTCTTTAGGTCCTTGCTGAAAGTTTGGTTGCACTATGCTAATTTTTTTCATTTAATCTTTATTATCTTCTCTAAACGTTGTTACCGCGTGATGTAATAGTTCTTTGTGTGTTAGGTCTACGTACTCGCTGTCTAGTTCGTAGAGTTTTTCTTCGTCGGAGTCAACGTCAGTAATTCCCAGCATTTCCATTAATTCTGTATAGGAAATAGGTTCACCTCGTAATTGGCTTACCCATATACATGTCAGGAAGCTACATAGGAAAATAAGTTTCTCATCTTCTATATAATGTGCGTCACACCATTCTTGTGTTTTGTCCAGATAATGAGATATATCTTCGAGCCTGTCTTCAAGTTGAGCAATCCACTCTTTGGTGTCTTGCCTTGACCAATAATTCATACGCACCCCTTACTGTACAAAAATTACTTAACTGTGTATTTATGAAGTAAATACTTGACTATGTTTAATTCTAGTCTTCCAATTACTGCTGAAAACTTTAATCCAGATCTAATGGATGTAAACACTAATCCGGATTTGATTTTTTGTTTTGACAATGTACTTGATGAACGCACATTGTTAGAAATATCACAGTACGATTGGCGGTCTCGGCAATGGTCAGGTGGCGCTAGAATAAACGGAATTATAGCAAACATTGAAAACATAGCGCCCACGGATTTTAAATCGGGAGATTTAAGGAAACGAATTTCAAAAATGAGTAAACCCAATTATCCGTTTTTTGAACCTGGGTTTATTTCAGCTATTGATTGTTTTTTAAAATTGGATCCTAATTTTAAAATAGTTGATCACATTGGATCTTACTGGACCATACAAGACGAAAAGTTAGATAACACTGATCAAGTTCATAGAGATTATTACGAGTTTCAACCATGCTGGAGTGTAATTTTTCATTTACTAGGTGATTCAGGCCCTACTGAATTCTATCGTTCTTTTTACGATAAAGAGCCTTTTAAAAATATTGATTTTAAACCCGGAAGAGTGATATTATTCCCATCAATATACCCACACCGAGCAGGTGTTCCCAATCGTAGTTTAAGAATTTGCCACAGTGTAAGGCTAATTATTGATTCTAAATTAAATAACGATATACTTAAAAATTCCCCTAACTTAAAAGAATATGATTACAATAACTGACAACGCCAAAACAAAGATCACAGACCTGCTCGCAGAAGAAAATGACCCAAATGTTAAACTTAGGGCATTTGTACAAGGTGGAGGGTGTTCTGGATTTAGCTACGGCTTTACCCTTGACGAAGAACAAAATGAAGATGATTTTGAGGTTCCGGTGGGCAATTTCAAAGTCCTTGTAGATGCTATGAGCATGCAATATCTACAAGGTGCCGCCATTGATTATAAAGAAGACCTAATGGGTGCTAGCTTTAGTATTACAAATCCAAATGCCCAAAGTACCTGTGGTTGTGGATCCAGTTTCTCCGTTTAAATGGTAAAATCGCTCTTGACAACTAATCCAAATTACTGTATAATATAACAATCGCAACAGATAATTTTAGGAAAATATGTCATCTCCGTGCCAAAATATTATTTCCACTTTGGAAGATCATTCTAGCCGCTTGAACAAAGAGGCTATTATTCTAGCAGAAGCAGAAGCAGACAACGTAGAACTATTTGAAGGCCTACGTATGTGCTATGACCCAATGATTACATTTGGTGTTAAGAAAGTCCCTAGCTACAGTGGTCCCGACGGACAGGGCTTGCCCTGGGTAGCGTTTAAAGAACTAGCTCGCGCTCTAGCTCTACGTGAGCTCACAGGACACGAAGCTCGCGATGCCATTGAACTTGCCTTGTCAGCCAGTACTGAAAAGCAGTGGAACGGCTGGTATCGTCGTATCCTTATCAAAGACATGCGAGCAGGCTTCAGCGAAACAACTGTAAACAAAATGGTCAAACAAGCAGGCAAGCCTGAATACAGTATTCCCTTGTTTGAATGTATGCTGGCTCACGATGGTGCTAATCACGAAAAGAAAGTTGTGGGCAAGAAGTTACTTGAGCCTAAACTTGATGGAGTTCGTGTTATTACCATTGTCAACGCAGACAACAAGACAGCAACAATGTACAGCCGCAACGGCAAAGTACTGGAAAACTTTGGACATATCACAGCCGCCATAGAAGCAAACATCAACCTGTTTGATCGCAGTATGGTCCTTGATGGCGAGATGGTTAGCAGTAGCTTCCAAGCACTAATGAAACAGGTACACCGCAAAAGTGATGCTGAAACCACAGACGCACGACTAATGCTGTTTGACATCTTGCCACTCAGCGAATTCCAAAAGGGTAAAAGTGTACTGGGACAAAAGCGTCGCAGTAATCTGCTACGCAGTATGAAGTCAGTGTTTGACACAGTGGGCAGTATTGATATTATTCCACAAATTGAAATTAACCTTGACGACTACGTAGGCGAACTACAGTTTAAACAATACAACAAAGATGCCATCGAAGCAGGCTACGAAGGCATTATGATCAAAGACGTAGATGCTATCTACGAATGTAAAAGATCAGTTAGCTGGCTTAAACAAAAACCATTTATCGAAGTAAGTTTAACAGTAATCTCAGTCGAAGAAGGAACAGGAAAAAATGCAGGAAAACTTGGTGCGCTTATCTGCGAAGGCGAAGACGACGGCAAAAAAATTCAAGTTAACGTTGGATCAGGCCTTACAGACAGTCAACGAGCAGAGTTTTGGAATGACCAACAAGATCTCCTGGGTCAGATCGTGGAGATCCGAGCGGATGCGGCAACTCGGAATCAAGACAGCGAAGATGTGTGGTCGCTACGGTTCCCGAGATTCCTCCGCTTCCGCGGCTTTAAAGCAGGTGAAAAAATCTAAAATGAAAAAAGACGCAGTTAAGGATCTAATGTTTGGGGGCGTCTCTGAACTTATGAGGAATCCAAACTACTATTATCTTAGCAGTGTAGGATCAGCATATAGTTATTGGACCGACGAAGGCAAAGAGGCACTCCAGGAATACATGGACCTTATGGCATACAAGTTCCATGAAGCTGAACAGGAATCATTAAATACACGAGCCAAAGAATTGGTGATCAAAGGTTTAAAAGGAGAACAAGTTTAACCGTGGCCAAAGAAGACGTAATCACTTTAGATGGTAAAGTGGAAGAAGTACTACCCAACGCAATGTTTAGGGTAATTTTAGAGCAAGGCTCTACAGTGTTAGGACATATCTCGGGCAAGATGCGTCAAAATAGAATTCAGATACTACAGGGCGACAAAGTCCGTGTTGAAATGAGCCCATACGACCTAACCAAGTGTCGTATTGTATATCGTACAAAATAATGTTTATCCAATAAAAAAGCGCCTTTCGACGCTTTTCTCTTATCTGATATAGTTAGCCCAACTAGGATGTTGGTAGTCCCAGTGCATGCGCTTACGTTTTTCAGCTAATTGAAAGTATGTAGGTTTAAAAGGCTTGATCTTGGGCACAATCTTCTTGTTGTTGCCCTTGCCCGCATTACATGGACCGCAGGCTGTGGTTGCGTTTTCCCACGTACTCTTACCGCCGTGTGATGACGGCACAACGTGATCAAGAGTTGCGGTTTTACGGGTAACATCGGTGCCGCAGTATTGGCAGGTATATTCATCTCGCAGGAATACATTGTGCTTGGAGTAGCGGATTCCGGTTTTCTTCTTTTGGTAGTCTTTTAAGATCATAACAGCAGGCACACGAGTTTCCCAGCGTTCGCTGTGTACAATCCAATCGTCATACCATTCTAATACTGTAGCTTTGTCTGTCACAAGATATCGAATAGATTCTTCCCAGCTGATTGTGCTGAGAGGAAGTACAGATACCGGGGCAGCATCTGCGTTTAAAATTAAGCAAGCCATTCTATTTCTTTCGTAGGTTACTGTGACCTTGAGTATTTATTTTACTATAAATTGATGAAAATGTCAACTAGAATCTGGTAATATCTAAATCGCTGTTAACGGGCAGTTCCCAAAATCTACGCTTCTCCACGCCTTTTGATTGGGCAAACTTCTTTACATCACAGTTTTGGCAGACATGATAATATCTATTGTCTAATCGCTTGGGATCCATCTGGCCCTGCTCGCGATCAAATATAGACCCGCAACTGTCGCACTGTATAGAGACTAGGGTTTTTACTCTAGTATATGTATGTGACTTTTTTAGTTTGCTGATTCTAGTATGTTGAGTTGAAACTTTTCTTGTTTCTAGTATCATCAGGTATTTACATTAAGATTATAAAATACAAAACTAAATATGACATAACAGGCCAAATCAACGGTTCACAGGATTAAAAACATGACAATATTGTATGTAAACACAGGTAGCAGTACCAACGCAGGAGACGGTGATAGTCTAAGAACAGCATTTACTAAGATTAATGCTAACTTTGGAGAAGTATCTACACAACTTTCAAATATTGAAGTTGGTACAACTTCTACTTTAGTTGCTGGTACATACACATTTGCCCTATCAACTTCTGGAGCAGTTACATTAAACGGTGATCCGTTTGTTAGCGGTGGCGGTGGGGAAATTAGAACCGATCAGGACTTATTCACTACTAGTACTGTACTATTCAACGAAGTTATATTAAAAAATTCAACCTACGACCATTATCTAACATTTTCAGA